GAGTAGCAGAATTTCCTATTGTTGTCTCTGTACCAAAAAATATTAAGTGTCTATCTTTATCTGAAACGATAGTTCCTACAGAGGCTGTCGGAGCGTTAGCTATAATCGTGGCTCGTGTTTCAAGAGGATTTGCAGCTGATGGACTCCAACTAAAACTTTTTCCGTTATGTACGGTTGCTACTAATACCTCTCCAAAATTATCTAAGAACCATCCTCCTGGATCTAATGTTACTGATGAGCTAGGTCGTGCTGTACCCCAAGTGCTTAAATTCCAAGTTCCAGTGCCCCATCCAAATTGTGATGTTTGAAAGGCAGGTCCTATTACTTCATAAGGTCTAGTATCTACGTTACCTGCAGATGACATTCCTGAACCACTTTCAGTTGAAGCCATTACTACATTGAAACTATTAGCGGATACACTTTGTATTTCAAAAACATTAGTGGTGGAAAAATTATCAGCAGTAAACGAAGTGGCTCCGCCTCCAGGCAAAGTAACGTTTTGAAAAACTACTAATTGACCAGCATCTAAACTGTGTGAGGTTCTTTGAATTGTAACAGTTGAAGATCCTGAACTCGAAGTTAACGAACATGTTGCAACTGTATTGGCTAAGGGAGTGATGTCATAAAAAGTATCTCCAGTAAAAAGATTTAATGTTTTATTTGTTCCAACAGCTACATATTTTGTGCCATCTAAATCTGACCAATCATGCATAGCTCTTGAAACGCCAGCTAATTTACTAGTAGTTTGTTGTGACCATCCACCAATTTTTTCAGGTGTACTATATCTAAATCTAACATTATCCCCATCAACGTATCTGCCTTCAGCAGCCGTTGGAGTATCTTGTTTATCAAATCCTGGTATTATATTAACTTTTCTTAAACCCATATCGCCATTATATCATTACTTTCTTTTAAAGTAAGCTGGCAGTCCTAAGAGTGGTCGAGTGTCATAAATATTATTTTTAGCGTTTTCTGTACTTACACTGTTGTAATGTAAAAAAACTTGTCCGCAAATATTTCCACTAAAAGGTTCACGCCAGTGTTCAAGTTCGCAACCACGATATATTAACATATCTCCAGGTTCTAAATCTACTTGCACACCTGTTTTATTAAGCTCTCCAGAAGGCTCTAAAAATATAGGCCAAACGTCACCTCCTAAATTTAATGTGGTTGATATTTCACATGAGAATCTATCTTTATGTCTTACAAGCTCATCTCCCTTTTTATATAATCTAGCGTAAGAATATGTTTCAAATAATTTGGTTTCACATTTTTCTTCCATTAAAGGTTTCAAACCTTGAAGTATTGTATCCATTAAAATATCTCCATATATAGAATAGGTGTTAGGAGCTTGAATATCAGTGAATGTGCCTAAGTCTTCATCATACTTAGATATATAATTTGTTGTTCTAAAATGAATTAATACATCCCTTTTAGATTTTAAATATTCAAAAGCGATTTGTGCGGTTTGAGGGTTCAATACATTTTTTAAAACAAAATATTTATTCTTTTGAAAACTCATTGAAAAGGTCTCCCTAAATGCCATGATACTAATGAATACCTTTTACCTTTAGTTACTGGTTTTACTCTATGAAATAAATGTGATGGAAATACTATCATGTCTCCTGCATCTGTAAGATTTTGTACTATCTCTGTGTTTTTTTTAATTTTATCTCTATAATCAAATTCAAACTCTCCACCTGAAAATTCTTTACCACTATTTAATAAAATAGTTGATGATAACTTTCTAATTTTACCGTGTCTATTTACGTCTTGAGGATTGTTATATGGTTGTTTCCAACTATCACTATGCCATCCATAATACTGACCTTTATTATAAATAGTAAATTGATTGTTTTCTGAAAAATCCCATTGAAAATTCCATCCTGCCTTTTCATTAGCATAATGAACAAATGGTTGATAAAGTCTATATAACCAAGTTTCTACAATCCATACTACATTTGATTTTCTAGTTTTATGTAAGAATTTTTTTTCTTTTTTATTTAAAGGATTGTCTTTAACATCTCTATTTGAAAAATCACCAGTTGTTGCATCTATAGGTTCTTGATCTAAACCTTGTTTGATTAGTAAGTCGCAATATCTTTTTGGTATTGCATTCTTTATCCAAAAAAAATGATTTTCTAAGACCATGATGTAGAATACATCAATTCAAAATTATTGTCTATTCTGATTTTAAATCCCACTGGGATGTTTCATTATTCCATAAATATTGATATCCGTAAGGTCCACCTGGTATAGCACCAGCTGTAGTCCCTAACCAAGTATTGGCATTATCATTCCATAAAATCGAGTCATAAACTGTTTGCACACCATCTTTATCATAAGTGTCTGTAGTGTATTGAAAAGGAGCGTTCCAAGAATTATTAGTGTCATCGTAAGTCCAATTATCATGAGGTTGCGGTTTTTTAAACCAATTTTTAGCAGATATATAAGTATCTCCTATACCACCACCTCTTTCAGCAGTTTGCTCCATCCATTGAACACCACCGCTAGGATAACCTAAATTTTTTATACACCAGCTTTCATTTATGTTGTCAGGTGTTGTAACACAATTTTTAACAATATTATCTGAGCCAATTTCTAACCAATAAGCCATTATACAGTGTTCTCCCCTGGCCATTCAGATGATCTTCTTTTATCATAAACAGTTTGAAGTCTCCAAACACCTTTACCAATTCCAACAACACTGGCCGCTGCTTCTCTAACTACTACTCTTCCGTCACCACCATTACCATTATATTGTCCAACAAAGGATCCGCCACCGCCGCCTCCTAGGCCGTCAGTTCCGTCATGCGGAGAAGGTCCTGGATTTGATGGTGTATTAGGGTCACCTTGGCCGCCGCCACCGCCGCCCCCTGGGCCGGGATTTCCTCCCGTTTTTGAATTTCCTGCGCCGCCGCCACCGCCGCAATAAGTTGTGCTTGATGGAGATGCACTTGGAGAAGCATAATCTACTGCTCTTCCTGAGCCACCATGTAATGATGAAGCTGGTGAGCCCGATCCCCCTGCGCCGCCGCCACCGCCGCCCTGCGCTTGTTGATTTCCTGCTCCACCTGCGTGACCGTAACCGTATGTTCCTGAGTCCCCAGCTTGATTGGGTTGAGTTGCGTTACCCGCAGCGTTGTTGTGCTCTTGTCCGCCGCCTCCGGATCCGCCTTGTCTATCTGTTGCATTGGTCCCTACAGCTGGTGATCCACCGCCTTTTGCTGTTAAGCCAAAACCAGTAGTATCTCCGCCAACAGCAGGAGTAGGTACGTTTGGAGATGGATTAGCTCTTTGCCCTCCAGCTCCTATGGTAATAGGGTAAGTTGTTCCGCCAGTAATACTAGCAGCTGGTCTTTGCACCATTCCGCCAGCTCCCCCGCCGCCCGTCCCCCCGGGCCCGCCTCGAACTGCACCGCCTCCAGCTATTAATAAAATATCAGCTTGGTTTGTGTGTGTTCCAGCTACAAATGATCCTGAAGCGTTTACTGTAGTAATTTTTTCAGCGGCTGTTCCTGGGCCTGCTGAAGTTGGGTTAAATTTTCCTACTATTCCTCCGTTTGCCATTTCATCTCCTATTATCCGCTAGGCCAGTTACCTTGTAAGATATGAATGAATATTTCAGGCGTGTTCCATACTCCACTCGCCACTGTTGAAGTGGGAGCGTTAGTTGGTCCTATTATACCGCCATTTGATCCTATCATAACTGACCCTTCTTAGTTAATATTATTGATCTGTTATAATATCATACGCAACTGTAGCTTCTAATTTTGAAGCTGTATTTGCGCCACCTTCTAAAGCATAACCTTCTTCTAAATAGAATGAACTATTTTTGTCAGTTACAACTAAAGCTGCATTTGCAGGTACAGATATTGCGTTAGCAATTTTTCTTGTATTAGATCCATCATCAATTGCAAGAGTTACAGTGTGAGTTGTCGTTGTAACGTTTGCTACAACAATAGACCCAATTTTGAACACTTTGTTTGATGAACCTGGATTTGTAACAAGTCCTGTAGTAACAGTAGCTGATAACGCGAAGGTTTCTGTTTTTCCAGTGATTCCTGATACGTTAACTATATTTGGTGCTGCCATTTTTTATCTCCTCTTTTATTTTTTAACCAAAAACCATAGCCATTGCAATGGCTTTTCCAGTTGAAGCAGGTACATAACTTGAAAAACTCAAGCTTTTGCTGCCGTCTGTTTGTAAATAAGTTCCGCTTGTACCGTCTGTCGTAGGTAAGTTGAAAGTTAAACTAGAGCCAACTGTCGCCGCTGCTCTAAGTCCAACATATTGTCCACCTGTTGCGTCTTCAAATCTAACTTCGTTTCTATTAACTAAATTAATTTGAGATAGTGATGCTAACACGTCAACTACGTTATTACCATCGGCGTAAACAATTTTGTGCCCTTTGTCAGTTGTACTAAAAGTAGTACCAGTACCACCAGCTGTTTTGAATGTTACTTCATAAGCACCTGACGTTGCGTTTTTAATAATTTTGGAAGCCATGCCGTCAGGTATAGTTACGTTTACACTTGACGTTAAAGTTCCACCTAAATTTATATTAGCGTTACGACCGTTTGATAATGCACCGTTAGAAACAACTAAAGTTGCTCCTGTAGTGGCATTTAAAGTGACGCCCGTATAGCCTAAAATACCTTGTTGAATTAATTTAAGGTTTGTATTTGTAATATCTCCCCATTGACCGGATTTTTCACCCGTTACCATTAACTCTAAAGATAGACCTGTAGAATATGATGATGCCATAATTTTTTCTCCTTAATATTTTTTAATTTTACCTTATGCTGCTAGCTCTGTCCATACCATGCTTACATTTGGATCAATTTCTGTCCATATTGTTGCACTTAAAGTTCCAGTAGATGTGGACATTGAATCACCTGTTGGAATTACTACTGTCGTACCACCAGCAAAAACAACGCCTGCCGTAGTATTTAAAGATCTGCCAGTTACAGCTACTATCGTATTTGGATCAGCCTCTTCATTTCCTATAGCCGTGGATATAGTGATCCCTGTTACATTTTGAATAATACTACCATCAACGAATACACTATTTAAAGCTAGGCTCATTGATTGACCAGTAGGTTCCGTTGATGAAATTACATCAATTACAGAAGTTGTTGAGAAGCCCCATGTTTGAGCGCCCCAAGCTAAATTACCCCAACCAACTTCTTTTTGATTTACTTTAGATGTTAAGCCAAATCCAGTAACTTGTATTGTTTCACCTGCTGGCTCACCCCAGTCTGCATCACCCCAACCTAATCTACCCCAGCCTTCATTTATCACAGCTGTGATTGAAACTGTTCCAATATTAGTTGAGATTGCTTGTCCTGTTAAAGCACCAGCTTCATTTGGTTCACCCCAAACTTGTTCACCCCATTTTCCTCTACCCCAACCTTGGTTAACTTCTGCAGTAACAGATACTGATCCTTGGTTGGTGTTCATAGATAATCCGCTTGCTAAAGCATCTCCTGAAATACCCCATGCATTTTCTCCCCAAGTTTGTCTGCCCCAGCCTACATTAACTTCTGAATTAATAGATACTGAATTAGTTGTTGAAGTTAAAGCTAAAGCCGTAGCTGTAATTTCAATAGACTCTACAGATGAATTCCATTCACCCTGTCCGTATCCTAATCTGCCCCAACCTATATTTACATCTGCTTCTATATTAGGACTTCCAAGCACATTAGATAAAG